ATAGCGCAGATACGCCACTAGCCCGGCGGATGGTCGAGGGACTGGGACAGGAAGGGTTCCAGGTCGCCAAGACCATGCAGGCGATGTTCAAGGCCAAGGTCGTCCACTACCAGGACGCCAAGGGCGAGGTCGGGACTGACCCGAGGTGGCCGGCGTGACCCAGCAGAAGATTGACCTCAACCATACCGGGCCGCTCGAGTGGATGGATGACGTGTTCTGGGACAAGGTATCGACCGACGGCCGGTTCTGTATCCGCGGGCAGCGGATCGGCGGCAAGGTCGAGTACGTCGTCTGGCGGATGGGGCCGAACGGCAAGGTCATCCCGCGATGGATCGGCGTGGCTCCCTCCTTCGCCGAGGCCGTCGAGCTCGCCGAGAACGATCGGGGCGGCAAGGAGCCGTCCATCAACCTGCTCTGGAAGGTGGCCGATGAGAAAGCCGGCTAAGCTCTGCCCGGTCTGCCTGGCCGAGAACACCGGCGGGCTTCCTCACCGGCACCATCGAGAGGGGAACCGGAAGAAGGCGCGCACGGTTGAGCAGATCAGCGAGATGGCGCGACAGAGAATCGAGGCCAACCAGGTGAGACTCATCGTCGGCGCCGCGGTCGATGACGCGAGGGAGCCGGACGATTGGGACCCGGGCGCTACGAGAGCGGCCTACCATCGGGCCTACTACGCCAAGAACATCGAGCGTCGGCGTCAGCAGGCAAGGGATGCGAAACGCGCGCGCGCCATGTTGCGGAACTTGCGCCCCTTGATTGCCGGGCTATGCCATGCGGTAGACTTGGGCCGATTGACTGCGAGGTGGTGATGGGCATAAGACAACGACAACGAGGCGCCGAGACCGAACGAGAGGTATGCAAGATCATCACCGACTCGACGGGGTGGCAGACCAATCGAATCTTGGGGCAGGCCAGAGACGGCGGGGCTGATATCCGGCTCGCTCGGTGGGTGCTCGAGGTCAAGCGCAGGAAGTCCATCGCGGTCTACGAGTGGGTCGACCAGGCCACCGCTGCGTGTGCGCCCTACGAGATCCCGGCGGTCGTGTGCCGGGGCGATAAACGCGAGTTTCTGGTCATCCAGCGCCTCGACGACTGGCTGAACCTGGTCAAGCCGCAGCTGCCCGAAAGATGAAATGCCCCAAGTGCTCCAAGCCTAGCGAGGTCGTGAAGGTCTACCAGTTCCCGACCGAGGCGAGGAGAAGGCGAGAGTGCCTGACCTGCGGGCACCGATTCACGACCTCAGAGAAGCTCTGGCGCCGCGTCTATGCCGAGGAGGTCAAGCATCGGCCTGCGCCTCGAGCTGGCAGGCAGGAGCGAGCGGAACCCATGAAGCGACGCTGGTCGAACTTCGACGTGGTGCCGGTGGATGGCTATGACATGGACTACGAGGACGTCAGCACCTACGTGCACGTGAGCGACTGATGGCAGGGACACCAATCAAACGGGCGAGGCGGGAGAAGGCGCTGGCGGTCATGGAATCGCCGGCCTTCTGGGACCAGCTCTGGATTCATCTCGCCGAGGGCAACAGCCTGTCCTCGTTCGTGAAGGGCAGCGAGATCCCGTATCAGCTCTTGTGGGAGACGATTCAATCCGATCCCGCGCGGCATGAGAAGTTCGAGCTGGTGCGGACTGCGCGCGCCCTGGCGAACGCGGAGCGCATTGAGGCGCTGGCCGACCAAGTGGAGCAGGAACAGATCGACCCGAACGCCGCGAAGGTTGCGATGGGTGCGAGGCAATGGCTGGCAGAACGGATGGACCCGAAGCGCTGGGGAAACAAGATCCAGAGCGATGTCCGCATCACCGACACGACGGCGCTGCACCTTGCTGCGGTGCGCGACCTCATGCGGACCGTGAGCGTGCAGGAACCCGAAAAGCTGACAGATGACGCATCGACGCCGACGGTCCCGCGCGCGTGACTCATTGAACCGGCCTGTGGATAACTCTGTGGATAACCTGTGGATAACCTGTGGATAACTCACGGCCTGGCGATCAGCACGCGCTCGGGCGCAGATGCGCAAGCGCACGCACGGCGCAAGTGCTTGATTCGCAAGGGGTTGCGGCGCGTAGTGCGTATAACACCCATTATGTTAAATCGGGGCGATTGTGACCGCCCTGCGGACAATCCCCCCCCTCAACGACGGGGGCGCTCGTAAGTGCTTGATTCCCCTAGGGTCGGGGCGCCGGGCGATTCCGGCCGCCCGCCAGACCCCCCCCCGGGGGGTGGCCCCCGGCGGGGGGCCGGCGCTTGCGTAACCCCACACGGACCGTATGAAAAATTCTGAGAACCCGTACTTCGCCTTCGTCAAGCGCTACCACGCGGCCCCTGTGGCCTTCGTGGAGGAGGTCCTAGGCGTCACCCCCGACCCGTGGCAGCGCCGCCTCCTGGAGCTTCTGGCGGCCGGTGAGCGCAAGATCAGCGTCCGCTCCGGCCACGGCACCGGCAAGTCCACCGTGGCCTCGTGGGCCATGCTCTGGTTCATGCTCACCCGCGTGCCGGTGAAAGTGGTCGTCACGGCCCCCACGGCCTCGCAGCTCTTCGACGCCCTCTTCGGCGAGTGTCGTCGCTGGGCCAAGCTCCTGCCGCCGGCGGTGGCCGAGCTGCTCGAGATCAAGTCCGACCGCATCGAGCTGAAGGCGAGCCCGGAGGAGGCCTTCATCTCGGCGCGCACCAGCCGCGCGGAGCAGCCGGACGCCCTGCAGGGCATCCACGCCGAGTATGTGCTGCTGGTGGTGGACGAAGCCCCGGGCGTATCGGAGGCCGTCTTCGAGTCGGCGGGCGGCTCGATGTCCGGCCACAACGCCACGACGCTGCTCTTGGGCAACCCCACCCGGACGCAGGGTTATTTCTACGACACCTTCCACCGCCTGTCCGGCGAGTGGAAGAACCTGCACGTGAGCTGCCTCGACTCGCCCCGGGTGTCGGAGGATTACGTCGCCGAGATGTCGAGCCGGTACGGGGAGGGCAGCAACGCCTACCGGGTGCGCGTGCTGGGCGAGTTCCCGGTGGCGGACGACGACACCCTGATCGGGCTTGAGCTCGCCCAGTCGGCGGTGGACCGTGACGTGGTGCAGAACCCTAGCGCGCCGGTGCTCTGGGGGCTGGACGTGGCGCGCTTCGGCGCGGACTCCTCGGCGCTCTGCAAGCGCCAGTCGAACGTGGTCGTGGCGCCGGTGAAGACCTGGAAGGGCCTCGACCTGATGGCGCTGACGGGCGCGGTGATGCACGAGTGGGAGAGCACCGACCACCGCGACCGCCCGGTCGAGATACTGGTGGACAGCATCGGCCTTGGCGCGGGCGTGGTGGACCGGCTGCGGGAGCTGAAGCTGCCGGCGCGCGGGATCAACGTCGGCGAGTCTCCGGCCTTCAAGGGGCAGTACATGAACCTGCGCGCGGAGCTCTGGGGCAAGGCGAAGGCGTGGCTCGAGGCGCGCGACTGCAAGCTGCCGCGCGACGAGCGCCTGGTGAATGAGCTATCCTCGCCGCGCTATTCGTTCATGTCGAACGGGAAGCTGCGCCTTGAGGGCAAGGACGACATGAAGCGCCGTGGCCTTGCGTCGCCCGACGTGGCGGATGCGTTCGTGCTGACCTTTGCGTCTGAGGCGGCGACGGGCGGCGGCGTGTACGCGCCGACCTGGCAGAAGGCGATGAAGCGGCAGATCCGGGGAGTGGTATGAACTGGCGGGATTTCTTTTTGGTGGACCCGTACTCGGGCGCGAAGATAGTCGAGCACGACCTGCAGGGCTGGGGGTCGGACGACCCGATGTTCGAGCAGGTCCTGGCGGCGGTGCGCCCCACGACCATCATTGAGGTGGGCTCGTGGAAGGGGCGCTCGGCGGCGAACATGATGGCGATCTGCAAGCGCCTGGGGCTCGACGCGCGGTTGCTGTGCATCGACACGTGGTTGGGGTCGCATGAGAATTATGCGCGGCACGATGGGGACAATCGGTGGCTGCACGAGGCGCTGCGGCTGCAGGCGGGGTATCCGCGGCTGCACGAGTTGTTCCTGTCGAACATGATGCACTTGGGGTTGACGGAGCGCGTGACCCCCCTCCCCCTGCCGGCGACGATTGCGGCGCGGGTGGTGGCCGAAAAAAATATCGTGGCGGACGTGATCTACATCGACGGCTCGCACGACTATGAGGATTGCAAGGCGGACCTAGCAAACTACTGGCCGCTCCTGCGCCAGGGCGGGATTCTGTTCGGCGATGACTACCAGGCGTGGCCCGGCGTGACGCGCGCGGTGGACGAGTTCTGCGACGCGCACTTCCTGCACCGCTCTGTCGTGCGCCGCTCGGGCAAATTTGCCTTCGGCAAGGACCGCGGCGTGGAGGGCATCGCGTGAAGTATTACTGCATCACGCTCTCCGAGACCCCGGAGCGCACCGAGCACGCCCGCGCGCAGGCCGCGAAGGCCGGCATCGAGTTGGATTTCATCTACGGCATCTTCGGCAAGACGATGCAGGTGAAGTCCGAGATCCCGATGCACTCGGATTATTTCGTGACGCGCGGCGCGACCTGTCTCGTGCTGTCGTGGCACATCGCTTGGCAGATTGCGTGGCGCGAGGGGCACGAGGAGTTCGTGATCTTCGAGGATGACTTCATCCTGCCGGATAACTTTGCCGAGCGCTGGGCGCAGATGCGCGCCGAGGTGCCCGAGTGGTGCGACCTGGTGTACTTGAACTCGTGCTGCACGGACCAGAAGCCGGCGAAGAAGGAGTCGGCGAGCCTGTGGGAGATCAAGTACCCGCTGTGTACGGCCGCCATCTGGCACCGACGACGCGCGATCCCGACGCTGCAGATGTACACCAAGCCCGCGAACACGCCGGTGGACATCCTGCTCGAGTGGTACGCGCTGCCGCACCTGCGGGTGCTGACGGCGGTCCCGCCATTGGTCTCTCAGGCAACGCAGGACCTTGCGGTGCCGATGCCATCGACCATCCACATGTGAGGTACCCGTGAATGCTAAAGCCAAGCGACGTGGCGCGGTTCCAGCGCCGGCTCGACAAGAAGGGCCCCGAGAAGCCGCAGCCCCCGGAGCCGCCGAAGGGTGGCGGGAAGGGTGCGCCGCCGCCGCCCTCCGGGAAGAAGGCAGCCTAGTCCTATCGGAGCGGCTGCCGGCGGGGCGCTTCGTGCGCCTCGAGGTGCCGTGCGCGCCGATGCTGCCGTGTAACCCGTCGGTGGCCGTCGGCCCGGGCGGGGAGTTGCGGTGCCTCATCCGCGCCGTGAACTACGAGCTCGGCGAGACGGACGGGATCTGGTTCCGGGAAGACCCGGGGCCGGATACGGTCAACTACATCGCCGACCTTGGCGATGACTTGTCGCTGGCGCGGGTCGAGCGCGTGGACGACGCCTCGCAGCGGATCTCGCGGCTGCCGTGCCGTGACGGGCTCGAGGACGGGCGGCTGTTCTGGTACCGCGGCCGGTGGCGCTTTACGGCATCGGGGCTGCACCACGGCCCCCGGGTGCGCACGACGATGGCGCTCTGCGCCCTGGACGGTTGCCTGGTAGACGAGCTCGAGTTCCTGCACAGCCCGCACGCGCGGGAGATGGAGAAGAACTGGATGCCGCGCGCCGACGGCGACCGGCTCTCGTTCGTGTACTCGCACCACCCGGCTGAGTCGTACCAGCTCCTGCCGGCGCGGGAGAAACTCTGCTTCGAGTCGTTCCCCGACCTTGGCGGCTGGTCCGGCGGCTCGCAGATCATCCGCCACGGCGACGCTTGGGTCGGGGTGGTACACCAGCGGCGCAAGGAGCGCGGGCGGGTGTACTACGCGCACCGGCTGGTGCGCTACGACGACAAGCTGATGCCGGCGCACGCCGGGCGGGAGTTTTACTTCCGCGGCGCGC